TGCCGTTGCGGTTGGCGTAGACGCGGTTGCCGAGCTTTGCCGGCTGATGAACGAACGCGGCGGCCTCGGCCGGCGAGATGTACCGGCCGAACACTTCCAGCAGGCGTTCGCGGCTGTAGCTGAGCGACTCTTCGACACGCGAGAGGCTCAGGCTCTCGTGGCCGACCTGTGCCAGGAAGTAGGCCGTGCGCACCGGCGTGTTGATGCCGAAGCGCCTCATGGCCGCGTTCAGCGGCTCGGCCCAGCGCTGTGCGCGCTGCAGCGGGCACTGCATGATCTGAGCGAGCAGAGCAGGGGTCAGCATGTCAGTTGCTCCCGAACAGGTGGGCCACGTTCCCACGCGCCCGATAGACGGCCACCAGCAGCACCACCAACAGTGCCAGCTGCCAAGCGGTGACGCGGGCGCCGGCGCCCTGCAGGATGATCTGCAGGGCCTGCCCACCGGTGCTGGCAATCAGCAGCCAGGCGCACCAGGCGATGCCGTGGCGATGGTTGGCGTTGGGGGCCGGCCGGTAGGTCAGCAGGCGCACGCAGATGGCCACGCAGCACAGCAGCGTGGCGGTGGTCAGTAGTTCAGCCATCGGAGCCTCCGCGCGGCAGGCGGCTCGGATCGGCGCTGCGGCTGCGCTCGATCAGGGCCAAGGTGAGGGTGATGATGGTGGCCGCGCACAGGAACGCGGCCAAGCCGCTGGACGCCACGTCAAACCGGCGCATGACCTCCGTGCCGCCCATGTAGCCGGCCACCACGCTGATGGCCAGGTAGATCAGCCGCTTCCAGAGCGACAGATCCTTGGCCGATACGACGAACAGTGTGGCACCGGCGAACGCGCCGATGAATGCGTCCGTTTCGATGCCCGGCAGCAGCGAGGCGAGGCCGACGCCGGTGGCCAGTGCGGCCATGCTGCCGGTGGAAGTTGGTTCGGTCATCTTCAATCCCATAGCTGGACAAGGGGACGCATCACTGCGCCGGTTGAGGGTGTCGGTACGTCCGGCAGTTCCACCACGGTGCCCATAGGCAGGACAGGGCCATGCAGGCTGATTCCATAGTTCAGCGCCATCACCCTCTCGACCATGCCGGCGGTGGTTCCGAGGTGCCGATGACACAGCGCGTCGATGGTGTCGCCCTGTAGCGAGCGGACGCGCATCAGATCAACTCCACCGTGACCCGGCGCAGCCCTTGCAGATCGCTGATGGCGTTGCGGTGATCGCGCCGCAGTTCATCAATGGTCGGGGTCAGATCGTCGGCGCGTTGATTGCCCTGGGCGGTAGCGTCATAGGACCGGTAGCGTTCGTGCAGCTCCACGGCGGTGCCACACTGCACGGCGCGCCGGTACAGCTGCAGCAGCACCGACTCGCCGTCGATCTGCTGCGCCGGTATGTCTGCCAGCGCAGCAAAGCCGTCCGCTTCCTTGCGGGCCTGCCACAACGACAGCTCCCGCGTCACTGAGGCCACGGCCACCACCACTGTGTTGCGCAGCCGCGCCGGCAGCACATCGCCCGGTACCCGGATGGCCTCGCGCAGCGCGTCCACGTCGATCCCTGGCCAGAACGGGCCGGCGGTGACAGGGGCAAGCTTGGGAGCGGGCGATGCGTTGGCGGTGAAGGCGCTCATGGTGTGTCCGTAGGTCGCCGGTGGTCGGGGCGTCACACCAAGGGAGAGAGGTCTTGGTGATCGGCCCCGAGCCGGCGGGGTCGCGGGGTACGCTCGGTGTGACGTCAGTCGTTGGACTGGCTGGCGTCGAACTTCTTCTGCAGGCGCTCGGCGCGCTTGAGGTCTTCCTTGCCGCCGCAGCTGTCATGCAGCTGGATCGCGGTGCGCAGGTCTTCGATGGCCTGGGCAACTGCGTCGGCGCTCAGCGGCGCCGCCTCGGTATCGGTGGCCAGCAGGCTGCGTCCACGCGCCAGCAGCAGACGGGCGCGCACTTCGTCGGGCATGTCCTGGCCCTCGGTGAGCGTGGCCGCCCGGTCGATCACATTCAGGTCGAAAGGGGCGCTGGTCTTGAGCGCGTTCAGCGCGGCCAACCCGATCTCCTCAGCCACCACGCAGGCCGCTGTGCGCTTGTGGGTGTCCGGCATATCCAGACCGTGGGCCAAGACATACCGCGCAATGTCGAGGCCGGCATCGAACAGCCCGGCATCGAAGTGCCACAGCATCAGCGTGGAGACGATGTCGTCCTTGCCGCCGGCGTCCGCCGACAGCCCGCCGTCCAGATACGGCGCATAGGACGGCAGCAGCGCAGCCTTGAGTTGAGCCTTGCCCTGCGTGGACTGGATCTGCTTCAGCCGGGCGCGGTCGGAAGCCAGGCGCACCTGCATCTGCTGGTAGATCGTGGTCCCTTCCATCAGGTTGCTGCCGGCGGTGCGCGCCGCCTCCTTCGAGGCGAGCGCACGCTTCACATGGCGGCTGGCGGGGGTGTCGACCATGGTCAGATCCCGAACTCGATGTTCTCGGCCACCGCGCCCAGACCGTAGTCCTCCACCACGTAGTCATCGTTGGACGACTCGAAGTTGGCGACGCGGTTCTTGTTCGGCTGCTCGATGATGTGACGGCGGCGCGAGGCAATCTGCCAGTACAGCGACAGGTTGCTCAGGCTGGTCACCATCAGCGACTTGGCCGGGAAGAACGGCACGATGACCGGCTGCAGGCCACCGATGCGCTTGGCGCCCAGGATCAGTTCGGCCGCGACCTTCTCGGTGGGGGCGTTGTCACGGTTGATGATCGGGAAATACTTGTCGTGCACCAGCTGGCGGCCGCAGATCACTACCAGGCTCGGATCCTCCTGATGCCACGGGTCGATCAGGTTGGCGACCAGGTCCATCACCAGGGCATCGATGTTGCCGTAATCAGCGTCGGTACCGCCCACCTTGATCTTGCCGCTGCCATCGACGCCTTCGGTCATGACACGCTCGGGCGCATGCTCGCGGTACTTCTGCAGCCAGCCCTTGTTCACATCCTGCAGCATCGGATTGGCGACGCGGTTGGTGTTGATGGCAATGCTGGTGCCGTGCCAACCGATCATGATCCGGTCCAGTGCCTGGCGCTGGATGATCGCGTCGCGGATCAGGGTCTGGAACTCGGGCCGATGTGCCCAGGCGTCCAGACGGGCATAGGGCAGGGCGGTGTCAAAGTCGGTCTTCTGGCACTCGTAGGTGTTGGACACCAGCGAGGTCGGATCGGACGGGTTGCGCTCGCCATCGCCGCTGGTGTCGGTGCGGCCGGCGATGGTGCCGGTGATGCCAACGCCAACCTTCTGGCCCTTCAGTTCGTTCACGCCGACCATGTTGATCGCCTGCAGGAAGGTACTGCTTTCCTGCATGCGGGCTTCGAGGCTCTGCTGCACGGTCGGCTCGACAGAGAAGGTGTTGGCCACACCGCTGACGTTGTTCAGCGTGGCAACCTGCTGGGTGTAGCCCTCGAACAGGCGGCGGGTTTCGGTACGCATGGGGTAGCTCCGGAATGTTGAGAGAGGGTCCGATCAGCAATCGGTGATGTTGGCGGCGTCCACATCCTTGCCACCCGGAACAACCGGACGCTGAGTGAATGCCTGCGGGGTGTCGTCCAGCCTCTTGCGCAGGCCAGCAACCTGAGTGGACAGCGCCTGCACCTGCTCGCGCAGTGCGCGGTTGTCCTGGCCGAGCTTGGCCATGGCCGCATCCTGTTCACCCACCGCGCCGAGCAGCTGAGCGGCGAACTCGGCCACGTTGAACTCGGGATCTTCCTTGGCAGGCGCCGGCGCGGCCTTCTTGCCCAGGCCGAGGCTCGAAAGGAACGCGGCGACCGGGCCGGGGCGACCCTCCGGCTCATCCTCGGCGGTGAACTTGATGACCGTCTCGGTGGCCTCGGTGAACAGGTTCTCCGGGGCCTGCTTGCGGTCCTTGAGCGGGCTGCTCTCGGGGTGCTGGGCCGAGAACGCGAGCATGCTGGTGCCCAGGCTGGCGGGGGAGTCGGTCACGGCCAAGCCGAACAGGTACGCCTTGCCGCTGTCGGCGAACTCCGGGGAAATCTCGATGCTGGTAAAGACCTTCTGCTTGCGTACGTTGACCATGTCGACCAGGTCATCGGTCGGCTCGACTTGGGCGAAGAGCGCCAGCTTCTTCTTGCCGGCAATTTCGACTTCCTCGGCCTTCACCGCCAGCACGTCGCCATAGGCGCGGAACGGGCTGTCCGGCAGCGTGCTGCGGAAGTGTTCCAGCCAGATGCGTGCGCCGTACACCTCCGGGTCGTAGGTTTCGGCGATGTCCGCGATCTGCTGGCGCTCGATCACTCGGCCATCGGTGGTGGCGCCTTCGACGGCAACACGAAAGAACTCGGAACGCTTCTTGGTTTTGCTGGCCATCTCGCCCTCTGCTGGTGTCGTTGCGCATCGGTTCTCGATGCGATGACCCATGGTCGAATGAGGGCGCTGCAGCGGCAACGCGGTCAGTTTGTAAGCCGCTGTTCTACGTGGGTTTTTCGTGTCGCGCGCGCGTGGCGGCGGGCAACCTGTTCACGTGACCAGCGTAGCCGAAAAACTCCACGTCGATCCACGACGCCAAGCCAAGTTCCTGTACTGGATGGGCTGGCGCGTGTGCGATATCGCCTCGCTGATCGGCGAAAAGGAAAAGACGGTCCACAGCTGGAAGGCGCGAGACGATTGGGACCGTGCAGACACCGTCGAGCGCATCGGCGGCGCATTGGAGGCACGCCTGGCCATCCTGATCCACAAGGAGGGCAAGACCGGCGGTGACTTCAAGGAGATTGATCTGCTGCACCGCCAGCTGGAACGGCAGGCGCGCATTCAACGGTACCAGGGCGGTGGCAACGAGGCCGACCTCAATCCGGCAGTGACCAACCGCAACGCAGCGCCCAAGAAGAAGGCGCGCAGGAACGAGTTCAGCGAGGAAGAGATCGAGCGCCTGCAGACGGCGTTCGTAGATGGCTGTTTCGACTACCAGCGCGATTGGTACCGGGCGGGCAACGAACGCACGCGCATCATCCTGAAGTCGCGTCAGATCGGTGCCACCTACTACTTCGCCCGCGAGGCGCTGATCGACGCGCTGACCACCGGCCGCAACCAGATTTTCCTGAGCGCATCCAAGAGCCAGGCGCACATCTTCCTCGGTTACATGCGCGGGTTCGTGCGTGAGGTGCTGGACCGTGACCTGACCGGCGACCCGATCACTCTGGCCAATGGCGCCGAGCTGTTCTTCCTGGGCACCAACGCCCGCACCGCACAGGGCTACCACGGCAATTTCTACTTTGACGAGTTCTTCTGGACCTACGGTTTCAACCAGCTGAACAAGGTCGCCAGCGGCATGGCGATGCACAAGAAGTGGCGCAAGACCTACTTCAGCACGCCGTCCACCATGGCGCATGAAGCCTTCGATTTCTGGACCGGCGAGCGCTTCAACAAGGGACGCTCGGTGTCCCAGCAGATCCAGCTGGATGTGAGCCACGCGCGCCTGATGGGGGGCCGGCGTTGTGAGGACGCGATCTGGCGCCAGATCGTGACCGTTCTTGATGCGGCGGGCCGTGGCTGTGACCTGTTCGATATCGAGGAGCTACGCCGCGACTACAGCGCCGAGGAATTCGCCAATCTGCTGATGTGCGAGTTCGTGGATGACAGCGCCAGCGTGTTCCCGCTCACCATGCTGCAGCCCTGCCAGGTCGATAGCTGGGTCGAGTGGGCGGACGACTACAAGCCGTTTGCCGTCCGTCCCTACGGCGACCGCGCTGTGTGGATCGGCTACGACCCGGCCGAGACCGGCGACAGCGCGGGCATTGTGGTGGTGGCCCCGCCGCTGGTGCCCGGTGGCAAGTTCCGCGTGCTGGAGCGCCATCAGTTCAAGGGCATGGAGTTCAAAGACCAGGCCGCGTTCATCGAACAGATTACCAAGCGCTATTGGGTGACCTATATCGGCGTGGACGCGACCGGCATGGGCACCGGCGTTGCACAGCTGGTGCGTCAGTTCTTCCCCGGCGTGACCGTCTTCAACTACTCGCCCGAGGTGAAAACGCGGCTGGTGCTGAAAGCCTACGACGTAATCAATGACGAACGGCTGGAGTACGACGCCGGCTGGACCGACCTCACGCAGTCGCTGCTGGCGATCCAGAAAACCATCACCCCGAGCGGGCGCCAGGTGACCTACACCGCCGGGCGCTCGCGTACCACTGGCCATGCCGACTTGGCCTGGGCACTCATGCACGCGCTGCAGAATGAACCGCTGGAAGGCGGACAGGCTGCGCGCGGCACCATGGAGATTTTCTGATGACCGACACTGACCACGGCGCACCCAGCGCGCCGCCGGCGAGTATCGAGGCGTTCACCTTCGGCGAGGCCAGCCCGGTGCTGGAATCGCGTGGCTTCCTTGACTACCTCGAATGCTGGCGCAATGGCCGCTACTTCGAGCCGCCGGTGGATCTGCAAGGGCTGTCGCGCACCACGCGCTCCAACCCGTACCTGCACAGTGGCCTGACGTTCAAACGCAACATGCTGGTGCGCACGTTCCGGCCGCACCGGCTGCTGAGCCGCGAGGCGTTCTCGCAGCTGGCGCTGGACTACACCACGTTCGGCATGGGGTATGTTGAGCGGCGCCGTGCCATGTCAGGCGCCGCGCACAGCCTGGCCGTACCGCTGGCGCAGTACGTGCGCCGTGGCGTGCAGCCCGGTGAGTTCTTTCAGGTGCGCGCCGGACGGGTAGAGCATGAGTTTCCCGCTGGTGAGGTGTTCCAGCTGCGGGAGGCGGATGCCGATCAGGAAATCTACGGCTTGCCGGAATGGATGCCGGCGGTGCAGGCCGCGCTGCTCAACGAGTCGGCCACGCTGTTCCGTCGGAAGTATTACAACAACGGATCGCACGCGGGCTACATCCTCTACATGACCGACCCCCAGCCCGAGGGCATGGACGTGGATGCGCTGCGTGATGCACTGCGGCAGTCGCGCGGGCCGGGCAATTTCAAGAACCTGTTCGTGCATTCTCCCAACGGGAAGAAGGACGGCCTGCAGGTGATTCCGGTCAGCGAGGTCGCTGCCAGGGACGAATTCACCGGCATCAAGAGCGTGACCCGTGATGACATGCTGGCTGCGCTGCGGGTTCCGCCGCAGCTGCTCGGTATCGTCCCGCAGAACAGCGGCGGCTTCGGCTCGATCCGGGACGCAGCAACGGTGTGGGCGGCGATGGAACTTGCCCCTCTGCAGACGCGCATGACGGCGATCAACGAGTGGCTCGGGCAGGAGGTGATCCGCTTCGACGCCTTCGAGCTGGGAGCGGCAGCAGCATGAATCAAACCCGACAGAACCTGCGCTGCGGCGCCTGTGCGCGCCTGTTGGCCAAAGCGGCTGGCGATTACGACCTACAGATGAAGTGCCCCCGATGTGGGGACATGAACCACATGAAGGCCCAGAGCCTCTCCATGGATCGCCGCGAGCGACACCACGAAGAAGGCTCTACCCATGAAGAACGAACTGATCCACGGCGATGCGCTGACCGTCCTGCCGACCCTGCCGGCCAACAGCTTCGACGCCCTCATCACTGATCCGCCATACGCGAGCGGCGGCACGCATGCCTCCGCCCGTCAGCGCAGTCCGAACGAGAAGTACATGCAGAGCGGTGGCCCGCACCTGCATGCCGACTTCCCCAGCGACGAACGCGACCAGCGTTCGCACCTGGCGTGGATGCACCTGTGGCTGGCGCAGTGCCACCGCGTTCTGCGGGATGGCGCGCCCGTGTTGCTCTTCACCGACTGGCGGCAGCTACCGCTGACCACCGACGCGCTGCAATGCGCCGGCTTCACCTGGCGCGGTGTGGCGGTGTGGGACAAGACGGGCGGCGTGCGACCGCAGCGTGGCCGCTTCTCCAATCAGGCCGAGTACGTTGTGTGGGGCAGCAAGGGCGGGATGCCGGTGGGCCGGGCGGCACCCACACTGCCGGGTGTGTTCCGCGAGGCGGTGCGTAGGGCGGACAAGCACCACCTGACGGGCAAGCCGACCGATCTCATGCGCCAGCTTGTGCGCATCTGCGAGCAGGGTGGCCGCATCCTCGACCCATTCGCAGGCTCTGGCACCACCCTGGTGGCTGCGGATGCCGAGGGGTACAACTGGACCGGCATCGAGATGACCGCGCACTACTTCGACGTGGCCAGGGCGCGCCTGCCCAAGCTGTAACCCACGTCGAAACTGAGCCAACCACAAGCCGCCCTCGGGCGGCTTTCTTACTGCACGTCTGCAGTCTGCGAGGCGTCGCGGAGATCCATCATCTTCCCGTGCAGATCGTTCATTGTGCCGAATAGCCGGTCAAATTCGCCTTCCGGGGTCCAGGCTATGCCATTCATGGGATAGGTAGCGTGCATCAGCGCGGTACTGGCAAGCGAGAGGATCAGTGAGGCGACCGCCTCTGGCACTTCTGCCCTATGCATCATCGTGGAGTCGCCTTGGTGACGTAGCGCCAACGCGCTCAGATCATTGTGCGAGAAGCTGCACAGCATGGTGTACAGGCCAATGACAAAGTCCATGCCTGCCGCCTTGAAGCTCGCAGCTTGGGTGGG